ATCCGGCGATCGCGGAGGCTGCCCGACGGAAGTGGGCCAACGTTGTTGGCCAGCCTTCCGGCAACCTGGACCGAGCGAGTTGGTCCAAGGATCCGGTTGGGGTACTCGTCCAGAAGGTCCGTCGACTTCTGGGCCCCAACTGGGGGAGAGGGTTGAGCCACTCGAGGGCCTCTTCAATCGTTCCTGATCAGAACGGTTGCCTCGAGTGGACGCGGAAGATGGGGGGCACTCTGGCGGCTCCCTTTGATTCTCATCGCCCCTTCGACGTACGTCGGGGGGTGGCGAAGACCAAGGGGAAGTTTCGAGTGGTCACCATGCAGTCCGCCCGTGTGAAGCAGGTCCTAGAACCTGTCAACACTCACCTGTACGACTTCCTCTCGAGGAGGCCGTGGTTGGTGAGGGGCGAGCTGGGTAGTGAACACCTGGAGCCGGTGCTCAAGGACCTTAGGGAAGGTGAGGTGTACATCAGTGGCGATTTTGCGTCCGCCACTGACAACATCTCCCTCTCTCTCGGGAAGGCCCTTGGGGATCTCCTTTGCGAGTCCCCGCATCTGACGGAGGAGGAGCGTTGGGCCATTCGTGGCACATTGGCTTGTGAGGACCGCTTTTGGGTTTCCAAGAGCGGCGCTCGACATGAGATCCGTCGGGGTCTCATGATGGGAAGCAAGCTTTCTTTCAGTCTGCTCTGTCTCATCAACAGGGCATGCTGGGAGATTGCCTGCGACCTTCGCCGGTGTGCCACGGGTGACTTCACGCCCCGGGCGGCCGTGTTTAACGGCGACGATTGTGCCTTCTGCGGAGATCCTCGGTTCTTCGCGTGTTGGCGTGACGTTGTCGGGACGTTCGGCATGGTTGTGAACGAGGAGAAGACTGGTCTGTCAGCGGAATGGCTTGAGTTGAACTCCAAGTCATTTTGCGTCGTCAAGGGCGCCTTTGTGCCCAAACCGGTCCTATCCGCGCTTCGCAACAGCTCGCGCCCTGGGTGTGTTCTCACCGCTCTGGTGGATGGGTTCAGGGGGCTGAAGAGGTCCACTCTGATGTGGGCGATCGCGGAACTCCGTTTCCAGATCGCTCGCAAAGGGGTCGACCCCGGCTCGGTCCCCGCTGGGCTCATCCGCCGTCTTTTCCGGAAGCGGTGGTTTAGGGTCGCGGCCGTCCACAAGCCCGAACTTGTGGAGCAAGGCATCAAGAGAGCGTGGCCGGTAACGTCCTCGGACGTTCGCCCGGCGTCAGGGTGGG